ATGAGATGACCGTCCGCTGGCTAGAAGCGTGTGCTGACAAGTGGCAGAACGAGCCGGCAAAATTTGCCGCTCGCAGAGGTTTTACAGTGCTTGATTATTCCTCGCTAACAAACAAACAGATTAGCGACAAGGCGGCATGATGCATATCGTAGTAGGCACACCTTGTTATGGCGGCATGATGTGTACTGCTTACACAGAGTCGTTACTTGGTTTGAAAGAAGCGTGTGTACAGAATGGCATCAAGCTTACGGTGATATTTCTAGGCAACGAGTCCTTAATTCAGCGCGGCAGGAATACGATTGCTCACCATTTCTTGCAGACAGATGCAAGCCACTTGATGTTCATTGATGCTGATCAGAAGTTCCGGCCAAATGACATAGCCAGAATGATTAAGGCTGACAAGGGGATTATTGGCGGCCCGGTCCCTATGAAGGGCATTAATTGGGAAGGTGTTAGGCGTGGCGCATTGGATGGGTACAAAACGCTTTCAGACCTATCTGGCTACTACAACATCAACAAACTATCAGGCCACGACATGATGGATGTCAACTTGCCATTTCAAGTGCGGCATGTTGGCACAGGGTTTATGCTCATCCGTCGGGATGTGTTTGAGAAGCTAAAGCCGCATGTTGGTATGTACAGAAATGGTGATGAAGAGATCTTTGATTACTTCAAGGTTAGGAATGTAAACAACGAATTGCTCTCTGAGGACTACAACTTTTGTGAGTCTTATAGAGAGCATGGCGGTACGGTATGGCTAGCGCCTTGGTGTGAGATAGGGCATTTCGGCGCGTACTGCTTCTCGGGCAGGTTCATTTCTTAAAGGAACGACATGGAAGACAAAACTCATGAGTTAGCCGTGCTCAAAGCGCAAGCTAAGATCCGATTAGAGGAACTCAAGGCCCAGGACTCTGCAAAGGAAGTTGCTGGCAAAGCGATTGGCGAGGATGGGCTGCTATACATTTTCCTGATCGTACTTGTGGGAGTTGGTGCGTCGCTCTTCCTTGAAGGGGAGAAGATTGCTGCCGTGATGGGCCTTCTCGGTGCTTCACTTACTGCACTTATCCAGATGTTAAACGGCATTGCGGGTACTGCTCCTAAGCAGGAAAAGCCCGAGTTTGAAGTCATCAAGGACTTGATCACCCGCCTTGATAAGTTGGATCGTGCTGAACCTCCCATGCAGGTTGATGTTGAAGGCAGCAAAGTAACGGTCAAAAAAGGCCAAGACGTTGTAACGACTAAGGGGTAATTATGTTTGAGCTACTTAGCGGCGGTCTTTTAGGCTCCATCTTTGGCGGTTTGTTCAGGCTTGCACCTGAAGTCCTAAAGTTCTTGGACAAAAAGAACGAACGCGCCCACGAACTATCTATGTTCCAACTCCAGACCGACCTCGAAAAAATGAGAGGCGAGTTCAAGATGGAGGAGAAGTACGTTGACTACTCGACTCAGCAACTTGACACGATTAAAGCGGCCTTTCAAGAACAGGCTGAGACGGCTAAAGCCGCTGGTTGGTTTGTGGCTGGCATCTCAGCACTGGTTCGTCCGGGCATCACGTGGGCTTTGTTTTTCATGTACGCGGCAGTCAAGGCGGCTGCGCTTGCTATGGCATTTCAGACTGGTGGATCATGGATTGAAGTGATTACCAAAGTGTGGGACGAAGATGACTTCGCCATGTTTAACATGTGTCTAACGTTCTGGTTCGTTGGAAGAAGTATAGAAAAAAGAACGAAGTGATGGATGAGGCTAAGAAGCTTTGCAAGGATGTATTAATCAAGCCTTTCGAGGGCTTGGCAAAGCGTTTGCCTGATGGACGAGTTCAAGCCTACCCCGACCCCGGAACCCGTGGACATCCTTGGACAATCGGTTGGGGGGCAACCGGCCCTGACATTAATCCCGGTACGATCTGGACGATGCAGCAGTGTGAAGATGCGCTGGATCATCACGTTGAATACTTTCTCAGGGGGCTGTTTAAGATGTCCCCAAAGATACAGGCCGCGCTTCCAAGACGCATTGCCGCTGTGACTAGCTGGGTCTACAATTGTGGCCTAGGGAACTATCGGGTTTCCACGTTCAAGAAACGTATTGATGCGGGGGACTGGGATGGTGCGGCAGACCAATGTATGCTCTGGAACAAAGCTGCCGGCAGAGTACTCCCTGGCCTTACCCGTCGCCGCGCTGCTGAAGCAGCCTTAATGAGGTGAGCAATGCCGCTACGTAAAATCCTGTTCAAGTCGGGAGTTAATAAAGAGAATACGCGGTATACCAACGAGAACGGCTGGTATATAAGTGAGAAGGTACGCTTTCGCCAAGGTACGCCAGAAAAGATTGGCGGATGGCAGCGCATCTCTGGTCAATCGTTTCTTGGCATATGTCGCTCGCTATGGAACTGGGTAACGCTTAGCTTTGATAATCTGCTGGCGGTTGGTACGAACCTGAAGTTTTATATTGAACGCGGCGGCAATTATTACGACATAACGCCTATCCGTGAGACGGCAACGCTAACTGATCCGTTCTCCACTACGATCAATCAAACCACTGTGGTGGTAACAGACAATACCCACGGGGCGGCTACCGGTGACTTCGTTACCTTCAGTGGCGCATCTGCCGTGGGCGGCCTCACACTAAATGGCAATTACCAAATCACGGTAACAGGTACTAATACCTATACGATTACAGCATCTGCTCAGGCATCAAGCACTGCCACGGGTGGGGGTACTGTAACCGCCAAGTATGAGATACCCGTTGGCCCGGCAATCCAAGGCGGTGTGACAGGATGGGGTGCTGGCGGATGGGGCATGGGAACCTGGGGTTTTGGCGTCACAGGGACGGAGGCTTTGAGGTTGTGGGTGTCGCAGAACTGGGGTGAAGATCTTGTCTTTGCCTATCGTAGTGGACCCATCTATTACTGGGATGCAACCAATGGTGTAACAACGCGTGGCGTGGCGTTGAACACAACAGGTGGGACCTGTACGTTTACAGCTACATCGCCCACGACAGTAACGTTTGATCAAACCATTCTGTCAGAAAACACAGCCGTTAAGTTTGCGGCAACGACATCCATGCCATCTGGCGTAACGGCAGGGACAACCTACTATCTGCGCAACGTCATTGGAGCATCGGCAAATATCAGTGCGTCGCCAACTGGCGCGTTAGTGAATGCCGCATCAACAGGATCGGGTGTTTATATATCCGAGTTGGTGGATGTGCCAAGTGTGGTCAACACGATGATCGTATCGGATACGTTTAGGTTCTTGCTAGCATTTGGCACGACTGAGTATGGAAGCACGTCGTTAGATCCCATGCTTATCCGTTGGTCAAACCAAGAATCGCTTACGGACTGGGTTCCTGCGTCAGCCAACCAAGCCGGTTCTTTACGCTTATCCCATGGCTCCAAGATCGTGACCGTGGTTCAGACCAGGCAAGAGATCGTAGTCTTCACGGATGCTTCGTTGTATTCGCTGCAATACCTTGGGCCTCCACTGGTATGGGGAACCCAGCTTCTTGGTGACAACATTTCCATCATAGCGCCCAACGCAGCGATCGTTGCATCTGGCATTGTGTATTGGATGGGCATCGACAAGTTTTACAAATACGACGGCCGTGTGCAGACCATGCGCTGTGATCTGCGGCGCCACATATTTTCCAATATCAACCCATCGCAAATTGACCAGGTATTTGCAGGGACGAGCGAGGGATTCAATGAGGTTTGGTGGTTCTACCCGTCTCTTAATTCGACGGTCATTGACCAGTACGTTGTGTACAACTATGCCGAGGATATTTGGTATTACGGCACCATGGGTAGGACCGCATGGAGTGACTCAGGCTTGCGAGCTTACCCGCAGGCTGCAACCTACGTAAACAATATTGTTAACCACGAACTAGGCTGGGATGATCAATCGACAGAAACGCCGGTGGCCATCAACGCTTACATTGAGTCGGCAGAGTTTGATATCGAAGATGGGCAGAAGCTTGGGTTTGTTTACCGTGTAGTACCTGACATAACCTTTGATAACTCAACCGTTGAATCGCCGCAGGTCACCATGACTTTGATTCCTATGATGAACTCGGGATCTGGGTACAACACGCCACAGTCTGAGGGCGGTAGCTCATCGGCAACGGTAGCAAGATTATCTACAACGACCATCGAGCGGTTCACGGGCCAGGTCTATGTTCGTGTGCGTGGCAGACAGATGATCTTCAAGGTGGAGTCAACGGATCTAGGTAATGCGTGGCAGCTTGGATCGCCAAGGATCGACATCAGGCCAGATGGTTCTGCGACGGGTCGTGGCGCATGAGCAACCTAAAAAATCCGGCCGCGCCTAATCTACCCCTTGCTCCTGATGTTTGGGATGCAAGGTATCAAGATCAGTTCGCCAATGTTTTGCGCTTATATTTCAATGGCTTACAGAACATAACGCAGAATTTGCTTGGGCCAAATGGCGGCAGGTTTATGAACACTCCACACGGTGGATGGTCTAGCGATTCGGATCAAGTGGCGGTAAGCACGACGGATTCGTATGCAGTTACGTTTGACGTAACAGATGTAGCTGATAGTGTTTATTTGGCTAATTCATCAAGGATGACAACCACTTACGCCGGTGTTTACAATTTACAATTCAGCATTCAGTTTGCAAATACCGATACACAAATACATGACGTGGATGTTTGGGCGGCTGTGAATGGAACGAATCTATCAAATAGCAATTCTAGATTTTCAGTACCAAACCGGCACGGTGGTGTGGATGGCCATTTGATTGCAGCATTAAATCTTTTTCTCACTATGCAAGCAAATGATTATGTGGAACTGTATTGGCACACTGACAATACTAACGTTTACATCGAGCAAATTAATGCAGCGTCATCACCAACAAGGCCGGCGACGCCATCAGTAATTGCAACCATGAGTTTTGTGTCTTCAATATCGGAGTAAGACATGGCAATTAAACAATATGTTGACCCAATAACCGGCGAAGTCACTGAGTACGACGATG